ACACCTTCGCAGCGATAATGACGTAGACCGTTTACTGTGACCCGAGTGCTATTAGACAAAACAGGAAGACGACGAATGCCGCCTTATATCTGACGTAAGTTTAAATCAAAGTCTTGAAAATTAAAACCGAAGTGCAATATTAGGAGGGGGTCCCTCGTCTTCTTCTTCGTCCTCGTCTTCTTCGTCTTTATCTGAAATGTAGAATTCGTCTACGTGATATTTAAAGTCTTTTTGGATACCTACCATTTGTTCTTGCAGGCACATTCCTGCATTAAAAGACTCCACCACAATCTCTGCGCAGTCTTCTGCAGATCTTGCTTCTCCCTCAGGGGATACACATTCTTGGAGTAGCTGGGTTGACACCAAGAGTGATGCGATACGATCCAGAGCACGGTTTGTCTCGGAGAGTTTTTCGAGCAGTTCCCGGTGTAATTTTTCGACCTTATGCACTTTTATTTGAGGGGAGGGGTGGAACTGCCTGCCAATCTACAAGGTATTCAATGTTTGTGCCATCGAACCACTCATCTGGACGTTTGAAGACAAACCATGCGGATGTTACCGAATCACGCGTGTTACTAACTGTACTAAAACGCGGCCGTGGCGACAGAATCATTAGATCAGACAGCTTGTTGTTTTGCAGGAACTTTCTTCTCCTGGTAACAGGTTCTAGGAAACTCAAACGATCTAATACAATTACCCCTTCTTGTGCTACAGATATACCGTAATCTAAAACGTACTGTGTTTCCTCTTTTAAGCCTGTTGTATTTGCAATTACCCAGTCATACACTTCGTGCTTAGAGTTCCACCATAAAGGATCGAACACGTGCATTCCCGGCTCGTAACTGTCGCAACTCAGCTGAAGTTGTTGCAGCTGCTGCGCCAGTTGGGCATCAGTATCGCAGGGCAAAAGTAGTTTGCCGGAGAGCGTAATTTTTGATGATAGTGCTCTTACAAGTCCTTGAGGAAGTTGATAGAAGTTAGTACTCATTGTGATGATATTAGGTTAGGAAAAGCTGAATTCTACTTTTAATTCATGCTATGCCGTCTAGCCTTAACAAAGAGTCTCTGAGTCTTATGCGTCTCTTCGAACTCACAGCTGAGCAAAGTTTTTTGCATCAACGCGTTATTCGAGACGCAGAAAAGCTCGACAAAGAAGCTCTTGTCAAAGTGCTGACAGACGTGCACCGACTTTACCTTATTAAAGGCGGTTTGTTTACTAGATTGGTTAATTGGTGCGCTCGAACCGGCGTGGTTTTACCCGCATTCGACGAGCTGTACGAAGACTCGGACGGGGGATTAAACACGGACCCAGAAGCCGTCTGAATAAGTGAATCCCCATCGAATTAAGTATTTTGCCAAAACTTTTCTACTGGATGAAGCTGGGTACACATAGATATGCCCCTCATGCGAGTTCAATACGATACGAATGAGACGGGCGCACGCTGCCCAGCTACTTAGGTCGGCCTTGTTGTGAAGTTGTCCGGCTCTCCTTGCTCGTCGATTTTTTCTATTACTGTGCCAATCATTTTGTGCCCTCTTACTTTTATAGATGTTTAAAGCGAGATTTGACGCAAATCCCTGATCGTCTAGATAAACCGATATCCATAAGTTCCTGTGTTTGATACGACGGGTCCTTAGTTTTCCCATGAAAAAAGCCCCCGTGCAGGAGGCTCGGCCTTGGCTTTCGTGTTCAGTCTAGATCAAAAATCTATTCCTAGCTTTTTTGCCTGTTCTGGAGTTAGCTCCACGGCTTTCTTTGCCGAGGGCGGTTCTGCTGCCGAAGCTAAAGCTTTAGGGTCTCCGGCAGACGCCAGCATCTCCGTGGATACGGCAGCTCGCGAAGCTTGGAAGGCTTCCTTCAAAGCCTTGTGATCTTCCCCTAAAGGAAGCTCGATCAAGTCTCCGCCCGGAATGACAGATTTAAGTGCTGAGCTAGCCTGCTCTGCACCGTTATTCTTCAGCCATTCGTTAACGTCTTTGATAAGCTGTTCTTCGTCCTCGTTCTGAGCGGGACGATCTGCAAACGCGAGCGCGTTGTAGTTGATCTTCGCACCGTCAGCACCGGTCATAGGATCTCGTTCGTTGAAAGAACGAGTTTCAAATTTCGTGGTGGTGATTACTGACGCACAGTTAATTCGATTGTTGTAAAGGTTTTGGAAATACGCGATAAAATTTTTCTGCGAAGACTTTCCGCTGATAATGCTGGTTGTGACGCAGCGTGGAGGAAGCAAACGATGCTTTGGAGTCACTCCGATATACGCGATACGAAGAAACTCCTCGCCTTGACGCATACCAAGATTCCCGTAAAAGGGGCTGAATCCTAAGAGAATAAATTCGATAGGAATTCCATTGTCGTTACGGTCGACAATGGCGGATTCAGAATCGACGTCAGATTTCCAACGCCGAGCTTGTAGGTCGATCCGAAGGGTGTGGGGAGGAATGTTGCACAGGATTTCCGATTCGGAAAATTCACCAGCGATAAACATGACTTGTTAAACGGTAGTAATCAGAGTGAAAAATCAATAGATCCGAGGGCAGCAGCGGCTACTTTCCCTTTTTCCGGATCGGCGGCTTTAGTCGGCGCTTTACGAGTTGCTTTGGGTAAGTACAGAACTTTATCTAGGTTGTAATTAAGGTAGCTTTTGTCGTCTTTCTCAGAGGTCGATACTCGGCCCACGGCAATCGTCGGAGTGCCAGGGGCAAGCTCAGCAAGTTGTTTGCTCAGCTCGTTCCAAGCCGTGATCTTGAACCACTGAGTTTCGGTATCTTCGGATTGCCAAGCGAGCGAACGATTCGTCACGGTTGAATCGCCAACTTCTGCTTCGTCGGTCTTCGGACCTAGGCCCCCCGTGGCCACGAACAGATTCATCGCTAGCAAGTCGTCGAAATTCTCTTGCGTTACAACCAGCATCGGTTGCATTTGAAGCACGCCGTCGACTGTTGCTCGGGTCGGACCTAAGGCTAAGACAGTCTGATCTTTGCTCAAGCCCGCAAGCAGTTTGCCAACGTAATGATCTTTCTTTTGGATCAGTTGGACTTTTGTCGCGACGCGCTTGTCGTTTGAAGGGAGTGCCTCGGCTAAGACATTGAGAGTCTCTTCGTCAGTCTGCGCTTCAGAAGTGACGCGCAACCCCAAAATGAAGACGTTCATCTTTGAGCTTCCTGTAAATCGTTGAGCGATGTACGTTGAGTGCCTTGGCAATCTGTTGGACAGATGCGCCCTGGCTTTGGAAGGCTAACAGCATTTGCACATCTCCGCCCGATAGCTTGGTGTTTTTTTCCGCACAGTATTCAAAGTGATACGGATTTATACAGTGTTTGTTCTTACACGACGGTTTAGGGACCGCGCCCTCTCCAGGAATATCTAAATATTTAAGTATTGCAGTTCTTACGTAAAATCTTTTACCGAAAACGTATAAGCAAGGAGATTTGTTGCTGAATGATCCCTGCCAATTTTCACATATTTCGTGATCGAAGTCGCTGAAAGCCAGACGAGTGAACAGATCAGATATCGCTGATGGGGGTATTACCTCGTAAGAAAGCGAGAACGTATCTACATCAAGAGACCTCGCAATATCAGCAGCTTGTGCCTGCGCGTGGTTGGAGTCCTGCGCCGTTACATTTATCTTAAGGTTTTTCTTTCCTTTAGATAGATTTAAACAATATCTAGTATTTTTTACTATATTTTTCTCCATGCTTTCTTACTGAATACGCAGTTCTTCTTTAGCGTCGTCGCCTACTTCTACTTTTTCTTCTTGTATCATGTTTATTATTTGAGCATCAGTAAGCCCAGCCATACGTGCTCTTTTGACCGCGTTCAGTCCTATTGCGCCCGGCTTAGCATTAGGACCGCAAAAACAGAGGATCGTATCAACAGAAGCCATGATTGAATATCTAAGCTTCCGCAGCTTACTACTTATTCCGAGTTTTAGATCTGACCTCTTAAGAGTTGATCGTACAGACCGCCCCCTCCAGGGACGTTTTGACCCCGAAGTAAACCTTGATTCGCGTTCACGAAATTTAGTATCTCCTGAGTAGAAGCGCCACGCGCCCTAGCGGCAGCCACGTCCGCGTGGCCAAAAGCTTCAGCACTAGCGCCCGCCGCCGAACTTACGTTCCCTGCGCTTGTCACCGGACCGGGAGCTTGCGGTCCAGGGTTTGCCGCCGCAAACTGCGCCGCGATTTGAGCAGCCGCAGCGCCAGACGATACGTTTTGTGCGGAGGGAGCCGGCGTGGCGGGAACATCCCAGTTAGTACGGACTTTACCGCTCATGATTTCGTCGTACAGACCGCCGGCCCCTGGGCGATTACCTTCACTGAGTAGACCGACATTCTGTTGTACGTAAGCCCTGAGTTGCTCTGGAGTAGCACCTTTGGCCAGATTTTGCCAGTAATCCTCGTGACCGAAACGCTCTGTGCTTGCACCGTATTGAATAGAAATAGGTACTTGCGGAGGAGGCGCAGGTAGTTCTGGTTGTTTTTGCGCCGGAGCAGCCGCCGTGGGAGCGGGGATTGACGGAGCCGCCACCTGAGCACCTGGCACGATACTCTCTGTTGTGTAGTTTCCTGCCCCTAGTCGATTACCCCTTACGCCCTTGTAATCCGTAGTAACTAAGTTACGCACGGTCGAGGGCATGTTTGTCACATAGTTCGTATAGATATCACCAACCATTTCGCCGCCCGCTCCTAAGGTCGTGGCGACCGGTCCGCGCCTTAGCCCCATTGTCATCGGGGCTCTTGCAGCACTAACCTCTTCGGGTTTATCGACTTCTTCCGTTTCGGATTCAGAAACTTCAAACTTAAGCCCTGGAAACCTTGTGGCCAAGAGTTTCTGAATCTGCCCTGTATCCCCCGCTCTCATTGCGGATTGCATCGGCCCCTCGC